CTATAGGTGAAATAGCTTTAGGTAGTGGTTTAAATTTATCAAGCGGAACATTGAATTTAGGAGGTTTTGTGTTAGCTACATTAGATTTTCCAAATACAAGCGCGCAAAGCTCAAGCGATATAACAGTTGCATATACAGGAGCGGCTGTTTCTCATCCAGTAATGTTAGCTATTCCAGATGGTTCAGCGCCTGCAAATACTAATTATACTGCATGGGTTTCAAGTGCTAATACAGTTAAAATAAGATTTAATAATTATAGTAGTGGTTCTATAAATCCTGCTTCTGGTCAATTTACAGTATTTGTTTTAAATTTATAAAAACAAGCAAACTAAAAAAAACATAAACATGAAACAACTCCTTTCCCTCTTCCTCTTCCTTTTGCCTTGCCTTGCATGGGCACAGTACCCGAGCAACGGCAATCAAAAGATAACGCTGGGTGAACAGACGACTGCCGATGGGCTTATTTTTCGGGGCGTACTTGGTGATACTGCTTTAATTACACCATTAAGCGATACAAGCGCGTATATTATTCTTGATACGGTAAATCATAGATTTTACAATTACAACCGTGCTACAAATGTTTGGAGCGTGGCAGGAGGCGGTACTGCGGTTACAAGCATAACTGGTGGCACAGGCTTAACAGGTGGAACGATTACAACATCGGGAACACTTGCTGCTGATACCAATTTTCTTGTAACAAGATTCGACACGGCTTCGATGCTTACAAATTATTATCGTAGTGGCAGAGCTTTAGGCACTCCTTCAAGCGGTGTTTTAACAAGTGCAACGGGATTGCCATTGACAACGGGAGTAACGGGCACTTTGCCTGTGGCAAATGGGGGAACGGGAGCAACTACTTTTACATCTGGTAGAATATTATTTGGAAATAGCACAACTAATATAAATAGTTCCTCAAATTTATTTTGGGATAATACTAATAATCGTATGGGCATAGGTACATCTTCTCCAGGAGCAACTTTAACAATAATAGGTAATGCAAGGTTTCAAGGCTATGACGCAGATTACTACAATGCAAATTTTATGGCATTAGGAGATGCTACTCGTAGACCTAAAATTACCCTTGCATCAAATGGAGGGTATAGGTGGAGTGCATATGTAAAAGACCCAACTGGCGATGGAGAATATGTAGTTAGATATGAAGAGGGTAGTTTAGATGCATTAGTTATTGATAGAAATGGTATAACAAAAATTGATAATTTAAGTGGTTCGGGAAGTAGGGGAGTAAATGCAGCCTCAGATGGCACATTAAGTGCAGGATCATCTATTTTAATTAAAGAAAATGTTGAAAATATAAATTATGGTTTATCAGATGTTTTAAAATTAAAGCCTGTTATTTTTAATTATATTGACAGAAATAAATGGGGTGAAGGTAAGGATTTGGGTTTTGTGGCGGAAGATGTTATGAATGTTATTCCAGAAGCAACAGGAGTAATGAATAATTCAGATATATATTTTGATTTACAAAAATTAATTCCAGTGCTGACCAAAGCCATCCAGGAACAACAAGCCCTCATCAAAGCCCTTGAACAAAGAATTATTAACCTTGAAAATAAATAAAATGAGATACCTATTTTTATTCCTTCCCTTGTTTTCCTTTGCGCAAGATGTCGTAAAGGATACTGTTTACATTCAAAAGCAAGGAAACATTTATTACATCATTCAGCAAACTACTTTGTCGGATAGCACAGTCACAGGCTCAAAGCAAATATTGGGCGATAGCGCAACTGCCATTCAAAGCCTTGTTACCGATGCTGAAAGGCAAAGTAACACGATTGCTATTCATGCCAAGCCTATTATAACTAAGGGCAAAGCTGTACAAAGGATTAATTATTACAATGATTTGCACGTTCAAATTAGCGGAAAGCCTGTCTATTTTACAACGGCTCAACGGGACACGGCAAAGTTTCTTGGAGACTGGAAGTTAAACTTTAACGGTGAAATTATTGATGGTGTTATTGAGTTAAACAACAACAAGCGTTTAATCTTCAACCCAGACAATGGCAAGGTTTACACCATTTCAACCAATCTACTTTTATCTACATTTACCAATCAAGTTTCCTTTGCCTTTAACGGTGTTAAATACGACTTGTACAAATACGCTGATGGCAAATTTGCAACGGTGGATGGTGATGTGAGGTTAATAAAACTTGAATAATGAAAGCAACTTTAATCAACCTTTTGCACCTTGGATGGGAAAAGATAACGTACGCCATATGTTGCGGATGGATATTTTCCTTCTTCATTCCTATTAAGGGATTTTTGACATTTAGTGTATTTGTGGTTTTTGCTGACATGGCTACAGGAATCATTGCAGCAAAGAAAGAGGGGGAAAAGATAAATAGCCGTGGGCTTTATCGTACCATAGAAAAAATAGTAGTGTATTTTTGTGCCATCCTTATTTTCGAAGGTGCAAGAAATACTTTTAGCCTTCCGTTTAACATTACGTACATGGCAGCGTTTTTAATTGCAACCGTGGAATTGTATTCCATTTCAGAAAATATAAAACGTATAACAGGTGTAAATCTGGGCGTTTTAATCACACGTTTTTTTAATCGTTAAAATAAATAATAAAATGGTAGAAACAAGTTTAAAAGGAGCCTTAAAAGACTCCGATACAATCAAATCTCCCATTGGTGAGATTGCCTGTTATTCTCTTAACTTTGCCGAACTTGCTGGTGAGGTAAATGTATTTATGGAAGGCAATAAGGTCAAATTTACATGGCGCGAGTACATTAAACTGGCTCAAATCATTTGGGATAAGATAAAAGAAACAAGCCGCGAATGTGCTGGGAAAGAGATTTCGGTTAGTTTACCGCCCAAATTTTCTTTGATATCCGCAGCATTTTCGCTTATCGGGTTTAAATTATAGGCGCAGAGAAGTCGCTACCTTAGTGCCAAGGGGAGTTGATTAATTTCTTCTCCCCTTAAAAATATAAAATATGAAAGCAAATGAATTTTTAATATGCCTTGATGCCGGGCATGGTGGCATGAGAAACGGAACGGGCCCAGAGAAATATGTTACCTATCCTTCAAAGTGCTACCAACATCGCACAGGCAAGTTTCATTCCTATGGATGGTTTTTTGAGGGAGTGTTTAATCGCTCTTTAGCTAACTATTTAGAGCAATACTTACTTGACTATGGCTTTAACGTTAAAAAGATATACGAGCCTATCAATGACACAACATTGAATAAACGCTGCCAACTTGCCAACTCCTACGCATCTGTAGCTAAACACTCTGTACTTGTTTCTATTCATGGCAATGCAGCCGCAGCAACAACTGCCAGAGGATGGGAGATATTTACATCACCAGGAGAAACGAAAGCCGATCTGCTTGCGACTTGTATCGGGGAGCAGGTAAAGAGTAGTACACCAGGCTGGGTGCATAGAGCTGATTATTTAGATGGAGATTTGGATAGGGAGGCAAGGTTTACTATGCTTACCGGTGTATCAATGCCTGCGGTGTTGTCGGAGAATGGATTCTTTACCAATTATTCTGATGCTGGTTTAATGATTGATTTGTCTTGGCAGCAGAGTATTGCTAAAGCGCACGCAAAGGGCATCTTAGACTACGCTGTGCAGCAAGGTGTAGTGTGGGAATAAAAAAGGCGCAAGTATCTCTCTTGCGCCTCTTAAACACCTTAAACATCAACAAACACTAATTAACAACTATATCCTGCAATAATTTATTTAATAATCTAACGGCAGACTCTTTCACATCTTCTTTCTCGTTGTTTATTTTAACTACTTGCCATAACAAAGATACCATTCTTTCTGGATTCATATACTGGTAAAATTGTTTGTTTCTTTCATCTTTGGAATTATAAAAAGATACAAGTGTTGATGCGGAGGATACGACATTATTTGTCTTAATTCCTTTTGGATACTTTGCTATCATAGCATCACAAAGTGCTATCTGCTTCTTATCCAGTCCATAGTTTTTAGCAGCCATGTGTTCCAATTTTTAGTAGTGTGAGTTTAGTTTTCTCTTGTTTCATGCGTTGTTCAATAATGCCCATAAACCATTTATCTTGTTTTCTCCGATCCTTCATTGATTCGGCTATGTATATTTGTTCAAGATTGTTAAGACGTTTTCTTATAACTTTTTCCTGTATCATTTGAAATATGCTTTTGATATTAACGCTAATTGAAATGCGTCAATTTCATCTTGTGATAATTTTTTGTTTCCAGTCACTTCAAGCTTCATTCCTTTAATTACGGACATGGCATAATCTAATGTCCATTTGCTTCCTTTATCCTGTGGTGATATTCCTTTTACAGTATGTCCATACAATTCCAACCAATCTATTGTAAATCTACTGGCACCTTGGTTCATGCCTACATTTCGACTAATCTTTGTTCGTGCCTTACCATCAACATATTTTCTAAAGGTAATATTCTGCAAAGATGAATCTTCTACAACTACTTTTATATCCGTTGACCAAGTCAGTGCATCCCTTGCCCAGTCAGCAAGTTTCTTGTACTTTCCAAAATAAACTTTATCCTCATCAATAATACACACGGCAAATCCGTTAAGCCTCATAGATGGGTCAATGCCTACGAATTTTGCCATAAGTTATTTTTTTATTTAGAAAGTTACGTTTAAAATATTTGCTTACAAATTTTAGCAATTCAATATAGTCATAGTATTTATTTTTATACTTCCATAAACCTGCTACTGGATAGTATTCAAAGTTCTGGGTGCCGTAAGTCATAAACATAGTATTATCATAGGTTGTCCTACTGTATCCATCCCACAAATTAATGTCAGATAACATATCATAGGTAATCGTATCAACTGTATAACTTTCATCTGCCTCACTGTAATAGCGTCTTTCCAACAAGCCTTTTTCTATCTTTTCAAGGCTCATTGTATTGTATGCAAAAAAATGATTATTCTGTGCAGGTAAATAAGCAACTGTTAGCATAAAGCAAACGGCCATAGTAAACTTGATCGGCTGTGTGCTGGTAATGTTTGTTGTAGTCGTTTCTTTAACTAACCTTCTCCTCCTTGTCCTTGGCTCTTTCACACCTATGCCATATGCCTCTATGCCTTTTTCAATAAACTGTATCTCCAATACATATCCAAAGCAGATAATAGCACCAATAAAGAAAAACATAGCGTAAAACTCTGCACCAGTGCTTTGTCCTTGTATGCTAAACCATAATTCTAACAATGCAATTACTGTAGCAGCAGCAGCAACACGCGGAGGATATTTACTGCGCTTGTCAGATGGATTAAGGAAATCAATAAAGACAACGGCAAATCTGCCAAACTGGAGCATGAGAGAGGCAGGAATGGATAGCAGCAGAGGAAGGGATAGAAAGTACACATTAAGAGCTGCGGTAATAAGGTATGTTAATATTATACCTGTAAAAATAATCTTTGGCATTGAGGAGGTAATGTCCTGGAATAGCCATTCAAAGTTCTGATTGTTAAAATTCTTTT